TCGACCTCAACAATGCCCTCAAAACGGTGCAGGTCGACGTTGTATATCCTTGCGACGGCGATAAGGTATTCACGAATTCCAGGTGTTTGCGAATCGGTCGTCCAATAACCGAAGAGCTTTAGCTTGTACTTCTCAACGTCGAGGTTGCGCGCGACGGAGATTTTGCGAAGTGCCTTTGGCACATCAGCGTACGAAGCCAGTGACTCCAGCGGTTTAGGGTAATAGCGTCCGAGGAAGAAAGTTCCATCCTCTGGGCGCGAGAACCCCACCTTGAGCTTCATCCCAATGCCTTCCGTGAAGAACATTGCGGAGGTATTCCAGTCATCATCAGAGATGCCTGGGAGATGAGGCCCAACGCCATCGTCACCGAACTTGGGTCCGATGACGGCATACGGAATACTGTAAATGTCGACTTCCTGATTCTTGAACATGAAATCACCCCAAAAGAGGTGAGTGAGGTCACCGCTTTTCTCCGCATAGTACTTGAGAGCTGTGCGGATGGTGTTCCTCTTGGTAGTCGACAGATCCAGCTCCATCTTGCGGCGCAACCGAAATGTGGTCCTCGTGATTGCAAGACACGTTGAGACGTACTCAATGAAAGCAGACACGACGGTGTTGAGCTCAGTCGTCACACCGGATCCGCTGTTGTTCTTGAAGCCAGTCTTGATTGGCTTTCCATTGAGCAAGGTCGTGAAGTCCACGTTCGCCTCGAGGATTCTCTTGACTTCCTCGTAATCAGCGGAGTGAACAAATGCCAAGACGAACTCAACAAACCAGGAGTAAATGTACTCACTGATCGTCTCGTCCATCTTGGAGTAATCCGTATCATGCAGGCCGCTCACCTGGCCACCTTTATCAACGTCAGCGGCATGCATCGCAATCTCTGTAAGTTTGCGAATGGACATGGCGATGTCGTGGGGAGAGTTGCCAGGTTGGTAGAACCCGCAGTTCTTGAGTACTTCCTTAACAAGGAGGCCGACTCGCCCTGTCTGAATGGCCATTTCCTCAGTATACTGCGTGATCCCACGGGGCGCGACGCTCGCTTTGGGCCCAACCTCGTGTTTAAGGTTTGTCTTAGGGACCGTCTCGCGAGCGACAAGCTCGACATTGCGTTGTAGACGCGCGGCTTGCAAGGCCTGAGTCCGTCGTTGATATATGACCTCGGGACCGACCATGGTTACCGATCCCAAGGCGATGCCGGTTTCGCCTGAGACCTGATCGATGAAGCGGGGTAGGAGCAGTGATACGATTTCCTTGATGTTGGCAGCAGGGTCGATCTTGTTACTATACTCCTTAAGACGCTTCTTCTCGTACGCGTCATGCGCGGCGTCGGATTTTGTGTCCGCCACGCCCGGTCCGCCACCAGCGACATTCGGCGCTGCCTCAGTGGC